CCTGCTTTCCTTGAGTGGGTCTCTCAAAAGAGATCCATGTCAGGAGAAGACTCTCAGAGAAGAATTTCTCTAGAAAGGAGAGATTACCATGATTAACTCTGGTAATCCAGATCACCTTAGAACTCCTCTCAGATGGAGTTCTGAGTCTGGAGGGGAACGCCAACTTATGGCATCCTCTGTTGAGATCCTAAAGCTTTTTAGGATTGATACCCCGATCGCAGCTATGGCTGAGATCTCTACGTTCATATCATTACTTTCTAATGATATGTGCAGATTACAATCTAGTGCCAATGCTAGATCGTACTATGCAGCTTGTAAAGATCGATATAACGATCTTTATAAGAAAGCCAATGAGGTATTAGAGTGTATAACTCTAAGCCAGGAGGTACTTCTTTCAAAACCGAACGGACGTCCAGTTTGGAAGTTAGGAAGGAACACATGTCTAATATTTAAAGACATCTGTCCTGATGATCCTGAGGATTCAATCATAATAAAGATGGTTGATTCCACTAATCCCAGAGCCTATATGCATTTATATAAGGCTATGACCTACCTCATTATCCAATATGGTAATGATCAGGAAATATCTATAACAGATAGGTTATCTGCTATAGAGCGATCACTTATGTGTATCCTAACTATTGCTAAGATATACGAGCATATGAGAGGAGATCAAGAATTGAATCTTGAACTCGAGCAAGAATCGTACAATAGGTTAATTCAGCCTACTATACCCTTAGACCAAGAGCTCATTGAATTGTTCAATCAGCTCGAACAAGATATATCTCTAGGGCCTAGGGCACCTAGATATATACGAGATATCTCACTCGCACTGAGGAGATGTAAGAGCCTTCCGATAAGTTATCAGGAAGAGGATTTTCATATATCGTGTCGATCAACAGGCACGAGATATGAGAATAAATCTGTAAACGGGATATTAGCTTCCCTTTTAGAGACTGATCCTATGGCTAATTGTTTGTTTGACCAATTAACCAATTATAAGTCAGGTTATAAGGTTGATCTCGATACCGAGACTGTACAATATAACCGAAAAACAATATCTATCGAGCAACATAAGCTTGATAGACGTATTATTCACATGGCATCTAACCCGATACAGGATAGAGCCAACTACTACCATAGAAGATTAAATCATCTTCTAAGGTTGATTCCTTCTGATTGTACATTTGATCAGGAGAAAGGTATTAACTATGCGATTCAGTCTTCGCATAGGTCTAGTTACGAATCAGGAAAGTATAATATTTACTCTCTTGACCTTTCAAAGGCGACCGATACTCTATCAAAAGAGTTTCAGGTCATGTGCTTAAGACTATTATTCGGACAAGAATTAGCCGAACAGTGGTCTCGGATTGTCACAGGAACCCATATCTTTAGG